AGGTGTATACGCAGACCTAAGATTTGGGCCTATAGAGGTGTAAGCCCTTCCAACAGGTACTACAGGTTGAGGCTTAGGCGTTGCACGACTAGCACGAGATGATGTAACTGGTGCAGAGGGGCGTCTTGATACAGGTGTGGGTCTAGGAGCTACAGGAGCCGGGGCGGGTATACGTACAGGAGGTGCTACGCCAACAGGTGCGGGGAACCCTCCTAATCCAAATCGACCAAGATCTCCGGCAGTAGGAACCTTACTAGGATCAAAAAAACCACCTAGCCCAGAAAAATCTAGGTTACCTAAGTTAATTGGGCCGAAGTTACCTATCATTACGTAACCTCCAGTAAACTGGCTACAACGTGTAACCTGTTAGCGGTTGCGGCAGTGACTTTTAGTATCTCCGATTCTTCTACCACTATAGGTGCAGTAAGCAGTTCTACTGTGGCGTTAGCGCCAACAGCCTTGACCTTAAACACACTAAACACCGCAGAAGCAGCATCGGTAAGCGTTACCGTTATAGTGTCAGCATTGCCTGAGTCTTCTGACACGAGTATAGACTTAACAATAGCTGTGGTTGATGTCGGACATGTGTACAGCGTAGTTGCATCAGTGGTAGTAAGGTCTACCTTTGCGTTTTTGTATTGATTAGCCAAGGAACCACACCTGCGCTTGAGATTCGGTAGACACTGCGGCTTCTTTTATAGCATCGTCTAGCTGATTAAAGTATATACGCAATACGTTATTGAACTGCTCAAATGACGCCTGCGTGTATTCTTTTGGAGGGTCAGGCAGTCTCGGTGCTATAGAATTGTAAGTAGTCACTACCGTCTCCCGTCAGGACGTATATCAAATCGCGGTGCTCCAAGCTGCCACGTAACACCTAAGTCTTCAGACTGTACCTTTATAGATAGCTGCCTACCCCGCACACGGGTGTTTATTTGTGTAGTGTACTTCTCGACAGGTACTGTTGCAGACCTTACGACGGAGCCACTACTGCTTCCACCCTCTGACGCAGGGCTGCTATACCCTGAACCTGAAGACTGTAGTGGTAGAAGTTCTAGCGTAGCTGTAGGGCTGTCCGCAGTAGATCCATTAAAGGTTATATCTGGCAGCACTCGACGTACAAACGAAAATCTATCGCCATCTTCTATGTCAAACTCGCCAGAAGTTATAAATGCAGTGATAGCTGTGTTCGTACCGCTCTCGTTGTCGTCTACACCGTCTTCGTGTGTAACTAAGTTGTTGCTGTACGTAGCCGCTACGGGGAACTGCTTTATACCCGTATCTAACCATGCAGAGCGAGCTAAACTACCAAAATACCAAATATCTTGTGCATGATTGTACACAACATACTTATCTACAGTGGTTGAACTAGCTGATGGGTAAAACCACCAGACTTCATCAAACCCTTCGTTTGTGCCTGCAAAGACTTGTTCTACTTGTTCATAGTTAAGATCATTAAACACATGTCTTTTAAGATCACAGGGTAAGTTTCTAGCTCTACCGTCGTACATGTAGAAAGAGTCCGTACCCATCCAATAAGTTACTCCATCTGAATACGCAGCAGCATTTTGTGAAATTATGGATGTATTGGCTGCAATTAGCTGCGTACCCCAGACTAGGGCACCGCCTAAATACTGTAGCCCGTACATAGCAGCATCTGTCCAAACCAAAATTTCTTGGCGTGACTGTAATGCGGTTACTATTTCAGACCCTTGAGACAGTTTTATATCACCTGCTTGGTTAGTCGAACCGGGAGTCCATTGTGCAGCATTCGCTTGGTCTGACCATCGAATAAGCAGGGGGTCTTGTATAGACGTGCCAATTGTATTTGCGCCAAAACAAAACACGAACTGACTAACGTCAGAGACAAGTATAAAGTTTTGTATAGTTGGTGTGTTAGATGCACCAGATAATGCGGACAACGCTATAGCCCTGCCATTGAGTCCATCAGCATTGGACGCATCCCAATAGAAGATTGCACCGTTACGTGAACCGAATATAAGATCTTCGCCAAAGTTAGACTGACTCCATAAACGTAAAGAGTCGATAGATGTCTCTTCTCCGTTACCCCAAGTACCTGCGTTCCAAGCACCGGCACCCCAACCTACCAAGGGCACTTCCACTTCTGGGCCTACGTTTATTTGATATTTAGCTGTTACAGACCCACCTCCAGTAGCAGACGATGAAGCTGCGCTGCTTGATTCTATGGTGTAGGTGTTGCCGGTAGAGTACGTTATCTGAAACTCTCCGTTTAGGGTTAGCCCACCCGCAGCAGAAGCTCCGCTAAACGTGACAAAATCACCGTCTATGTAGCCTCCATTGGCATCTGTAACAGTGACAGTGGTAGAGCCAGAAACAGTCGTAAAAGGATTAGTAAGAGACACACCAGACGGCGTACGTTCAGGAGTTACATCGTAGTACAGCCCACCTTTTTCTAGGTAGAACTTTAGATTAGTGCCCACACCTGTTAGTTTTTGATTGGACAGCGTAACCCAGCTATGTAATGACCTACATAGCCCAAGAAAGGTTTGGTTTGATATGCGTTGCCACCCACCTATTTTTTCGGGGTACCCAGCACGGAAACGTACTTTATCGCAGTCAGCCCAGCCTTCTTCATCTACATAACGTGTAACTTCTTTGTTTACACCGGGGCGTAGGGTTAACTTACGTAGTGGCATTATCTATACTCGCCTGATCGTATAAGTTCAGTAACTTCCACCGCACGATCTCCCACCTGACTTGCCCACTTGCTATCCATAAATTCGTCGGCAGCTACATCGTATTGTTCACGAGACATAGCTTCTAAGGCTTTAACGAATCCTCGTAGTCTGGTCAGACCGAGGTTAAAGGATAGGTTAATCATAGCGTCACGACGGGGTTTACCCAAAGACCCATACCAGTCGTACGTTGCCCTTAACTCTGCATCACAGCGTTCTATATCATTCATCAACAGGTATTCAATCTCATCGTCAGACAGACCTATACCGCCGTTTTCGTCTAAATTGCGCCCGACACCTACAGTTATCATGTTTTCTGAGCATTTGTACGCATGGCTACGCACACCCTCATGTCGTTTTAATGTCTCTACAAGTGGCCCCATGAATGTCACCATCTATTTTCCTACGCCTTTAACACGTTCCACGGTTCTCGCACCCCCTAATCCTAACATCCCAAGGAGTAAAGGCATCATTACACCCGCATCCGCTTGAGGGATAGCTAATCCAAAGCCTGCTGCGATAGGCGAAATTAAGAAATTTACCATAAGCCCCAGCACACAGACGTAGCCAGCTAAGGGTCGCCAACTCGACTGGAACCAATTGCCTTTCGCATCTAGCTTCAAAACCTCTATTTGCTCTATTGCAATTTGCTGGGCATGACGTTCTGACATGGTGGATATTTCATGGGCTAGCTTTGCCTTTTGGTCTTTGTCCTCTATGAACTTGTCTAGTAGCCCAGTGACCGGCCCAACGAGTGATGCAACAATGCTCATAATCTATTTCCTATTTGACCATGCTTGTGCGCCAAAAAATGCAGCCAAGATGCCTGCAACGCTGACAAAATAAACCGCTGCCATATCGCCAAGAATCGATGCAGCTTGAGTCAAGCCAAAAAGCTCTGATGCCACGACTAAGCTGGGATATAACAACATTCCCCACAAAGCAAACCAACTCATAGCCCGTTGAGCGTCTGCTCGTTCATGTCGTAAGCGTAGCTCCTGCAATTCTTTGCTAGTTTGTAGCTCTTCATCAGTAACAATGCCGTCGCCATCCGCATCGTATTCGGCGTATTCAGAACCTTCTTGTAGCTTCTTTGCTGCCATATCAGTCATAAAATTGTATGTTTGGTCTGACTTTAACAGGGATACAGTACGCTGTAATGTTTTGCTGGTTGTTTAAACGCCTTCCTTCTACAGGTTTGATAGTCCCTTGTTCTAACCACGAAGCAAACTGATTGCACCTGTGAATGTTGCGAAAGTGAAACTGGCCTGCCACTTGCTCGCCCTCTACTAACATGACCAGCAGAAAAGCCATAATCATGCGTAGACCTTCACCATAATTGCAAAACCCGCTGCGATTATCATTCCACCAATAAGCAAAGTGGTGCCTCCCACAAGTATCTGATTGATGAGATGCTGTCGAGCTTTCGCCTTGCGAGCAATCATTCTCAAGTGTTCTTGTCGGTCAAGGTCTTGCTGCTTTTTTGCGGCCTTGAAGTCATCAAGGAGCTTCGGATCTGCCACAAGCAGTAGGTCATGGACTGACTGCCAGTGGCGCTCATATTGGCGCTTAATCATCTGTAGCTTCAATATTTCGTTCTGCGTAAGTGGCTTAAACGTGCTCTGACGACGCTCAGCCTCGAAGTTCGTTATCCCCTCGCCAAAGTCGGAGATCATCCCCATGACTTGGTGGACGCCTTGACCAGTCTCGTTGCATTGAGCTATCAGTCCGTTCAAGGCCGAGAGGGTGGCTGTTGCCGCAGCGATTGACTCAATTACCATTGGGGGTCACCCCAT